GTTCTCCATCAAAAAGTTTTTACCTTGCTTGTTGACAAAGTACCACTTTCCACGGACCGAATCGATGCGCCCAAGTTTTGCTAGAGAATAGGTCATGAACTGCATGGTCGTCGGTGAATTCCAGCCATCGTTCTTGATATAAACCTTGCCATCAGGAAACCACTCGACGCATCTAGTGCCGTAAAGCTGGTACGAATAGGTGTCCATAAACTTACCTACTGGCTCGTCGTCGCTGATAACTGACCGAGTATTACGCACGATCGTCATGTGGCAATAGTTCCGTCGTCTACCCAATGGTCTAGTTTCTTTACTCCGCCCACGAATCGGGACTACCGAGTCATGGTGTTTCTTGACCTCGTCAAAGGTACTAAGTGCAGGTATCTGCGCTGTGTTGTAACCGCCGTATCCCCAACCCATTATTTACTCCCGAATAGTTTGGACTCAAGATAGGCGATAGTCGCACGCAACTGCGTAACTTCCTGCATTACCTCAGTCACCTCGCTGGTAACATCACGAGTCTTGCGAACATTGGCTAGTTCATTAGTCAGTCGCTTGATCTCATTTGCTTGCTTGCGTGCTTCCGCTTGCCACCCCCTCACCTGATTCTCTAGAAAGGTGCAGTGTTTCTTGAGTGCTTCGTATTTCATTAGATGTTCTGCCGTGGCTAGGTCGTTTGCGGTCTCGTTCCACAACGGCATCTGCTTTGCCGCTAATGCTTCGTCGGCTTTCTTCAGCGACTTGGGCATGACAAACTTCTTCTTGCGGTTGATCGGCTTGGGCTTGGTCAAGAAACCTTTTTCCTTAGCAATATCATGGGGATAGTAGCGAGTGATGCCTGATACGACATTAGTATGCCTACCGATCAAGCCCCGAGATACCCAACGACCCAACTGCATGTTAATCAGCTTGATATTCTGTGTTCCACAATAGGTTGCGACTGACTCGGGCGTACGGCAACCGTTAGCTAGTGCACTCATGATGCGTTCCTTGAGTGGCTTGACATGGTCAGGGTAGTTGATGGTACGCTTAGGCTTTGGGACATCGTGTCCTTCCGACACTTTGTCGCCTTCTGCCTGCTCAGGCATACGAGCAAGATGCTGGCTCTTAAATAGTTCTAACGCTTTTATTGCTTCGGCTTTCATGTGATTCTCCTTTAGATTAAATAAATTAACTTACTGCTACTTCAAACGCTGTCGCTAGCAAATACAAGCTATACAACAGTACTGCCCACATCACACCCCATATGAGGTATTCCTTGGTTCTGTCCCAGTCGGTTTCGCACCGCCAAATTGGTGTAGCGTAGTCGACATCACGCAGGGTAGACTGCATCTTTTCCTTGTGCCACTCCATGAGTGCGTCGCCACCCTCGTATGGTTTCTTTAGCCGAGTGATCGGCTTGCGTGGTGCTGGTCTAATTTTTCTCACTACTTACTCCCTTTAGTTCGTCATGCATGGTTAATAACATCTCTTTTGTCTGCCAAATCAACAACTTAGCGTGATCTTTAGTCACACCGTTGCTCATTGCAAAGTCTAGGTTGCCAATCATTGCTTGCACATAGGTTGCGAGTTCATCACGGGATTTCATCATTCCCCCTGCAATGCGGTTAGCTTGGCTTTCATAATTGCCAGCGTCGCTTCGCCAGCTACCACTTGAACTGCTTCTTCTGTGGTTAGCTCGTCGCCCTTGGTATGCTCAAGCACCTCTTGCAACCGAGCAATATCTTCTAGTAACTCGTCGATGCGTACACCCTTGTAATGGCTAGTCATTTCACTCCTCTCCTGTTAATTTGTATTCAAACCCTGCCAAGAACCCAGCGACAAAACCTTCTTTGAGAAAGCTAGCGCCTGTTTTTTCGACTTCCCTGCCCGAGTACGAGTCGTACTCCATGCAGTAGTTGTAGCCTTTTATTGACGCTATGGTGTACAGCGTTATGTCGTCAGCCATCTTTTCTTTGGTCATGTCGTCCTCTTTGGGTTGGTGAACCGCAACTCGTCGGGGTTGTGAATGTATTGGTACGCACCCTTGGAATAGGGAATCTGAACCATGCTGGCTTTGCGTTTGGATTTAGCGGTGGCTATCTCGTCGCCACACTTCATGCAGGTGAGTGGCTTGGACTCGCTGATTAGAAACTGAGCCCGCTTGCCGTTCACATACACTTGGCAATCCTTGGCGGTGTTGGCAATGCAGAAATAGCGGTGCGACTCATGGCTCACTCTGTGATCTACTGTCGTCATATCGTATCCTCTAGTACTGGTTAATTGGGACAAAGTGTCAAAACGATACTTTGTCGGTTGCGTGTTGTGCAGGCGAATTCCCACTCTATTAGTATACCACACCTAGTGGGAAATGTCAAGTACTTGTCCTGTATATCTAGTGGTTGGTGTGTCGCTTTGGGTTTGTTGCGTCGCTTGTATCCCACCAGTTCTTGCAGAGAAAAAACAAAATAAAAAGACAAAGTGTCAAGATGGCACTCTGTCCGAGATATAAAAAAAGCCCACCGAAGTGGGCTTGAAGGGGTGAGGGTTACTTACACACCTAGTGCGTTTAGCAAGTTCCGATGGGTTTCGACCAAAATATCCATGTCCTCGACATCGGCGAGCAACTTAGTGATGTCCTTACGCAATGCGGCGAGTTCTGCCTTAACATCGTTGCCACGAGCCTTGTCACGCAGGTCGAGTTCTTTGGTGATCTTCTTGGCTTCGTCAATGCGTTTCATGGTTGGTTGCGCCAAGAGGTTTGCCATCTCCGCCTTGAGTTCATCATCGGTCTTGCTTTCGAAAACGGCACGGGCTTTGGCACGCTGTTCCGCCTTTTTCTTGGCTTGAGGGTCATCGGACTCGGGGATAGTAATTGCGGAATCCTTGCGAATACGAGCCCACTTGGACTTGATAGCGTCCTCGGATTTACCCTGTGCTTCGAGGGTTTCAAAGATACGGATACGACCCATTTCGTAACGAGCCCAAGAGGGGTGAGTGCCGAGTACCTCGGCAATGGTGGCAATGGCTTGTGCGACTGTTTCTTCACCATCGTCCATTGCGAGGGTTGCGGATACCAAACGGGCATCTTCCTGTGCGTCAAACTGCTCGAGCATTTCTGCGGTCTTAATAACTGATTTCATGACAATCTCCATGTGATGGGGGTTTAGGGTTTTGGGGACATCGTGCCATCACAACACTTTGTCCTTTACTGCTTTGCTACTTGTGGGCGAATTCCCACTCTATTAGTATACTACCTTTGGTGGGATTTGTCAAGGGTTTGTCCCATTTGTTCCGCTAATGTTCCGTATTGTTCCATGTGGTCGGAACATTATGTAGCCCATATTCTATAAGGCTTAGCGGGTTATATTTATATAATGTTCTATTGTTCTATACAACTACAAAACCCTTTTTGAAGTTTAAATCAACACTATGCAAAGGGGGTCTTGCAATCCCGAAAAAATAAAATTGCCTAAAGTAAAAGTTCGAACATTAGTACAATTAGAACATTGCTTATAAATCAAGGACTTAACATAGAACATTGCAGAACATTACAAGAACAATATAAGGGTTTGTCCCAACAAAATTTGCTTGACAAATCGAGAAGGTCGGATTATGCTCTGTAACAGAGCATAACAAAAAGACAAAGTAACGCGGTGACACTTTGTCCACATCGAGCCGTGCTGGTGCGTCGCTTACAACCAGTTCCCTCTAAAAAATTTTTTTGAATAAAAAAATCCCCAGCTCTTGACTGGGGACAAAAGGGTAAAGCCGACGGGCTGGTTTCCCAGCCCATTCCCTTAAATTGATTCAGTTATGTTTGCGGCAAGTAACTCTAAGCATTGCTCTAGAATCTCACGATCTCCACATTGCTTAGCCAGCTTGCCAACTTCAGCTTGCTTTTCTTTGAGTTCAGCCAGTACATCCTTCAGCTTTTCAGCACGCTGAGATTCCACAATACTAGCCAACTTGCCAGCTTTCTTTAGGTTAGCTTCTGTTGGGCTTGCAGTCAGCATAGCGATCTCAGCTTGCAATTCAGCCGTAGGCTTAGCCATTAACTCAGCTTTGGCTTTCTCAGCTTTGGCACGCTGTTCAGCTTTCTTAACCGCATCCGCATCACCACTAGAGGGCTTAGTTAAGCCATAGCTCTCATTCAACCGTACACAAAAGCGTTTCCACATTTGCTTAACGGTATCACTATCGATAGCTACTTTCTTTTTGTCAGCATAGGCTTGCTTAACAACAGCACTACCAGCATTCCAAATTTCAAAGCTAGTAGCACCAGCTACGGTAACAGCTCTAGCAAAGTCCTCAATAGCTTGATCTGCATCAACCTCAGCCATTGCGAAAGTAACGCCGACATTGGCAAACAACTCGTTTTGTACTTCTGATAACTGGAATGTATTTTCCATTTTGCAATCTCCATTTAAGGTTAGTTACCAACTAAAGCCAATCTCTAGTTGATGTAATCATTATACACGAATACTGGGATTAGTACTGGATTTATTTCAGCTACCCGCTAAGCCATATAGTATAAGGGCTGGGACTGGGTGTCGAAATGACACTATGGCTAACCCACCCATACCCACCCCCCAAAGCACAGATTAGGAGTCCCTAGCAACACATATACACAATGATCCGCACAAAACATCACTCGAAAAATATTTTTAGTTATATAGGATTGAAATAGCATAGCTAACGTGGTCCTATATAATTCCAGCTAATTACATCCTATTCTCTACTAATATATACAGTTGGATTTGCGCTAGCCGGCTTGCGTAATTTGCACCCCCCACCCCCCATCATTTTATTGCACTGCAACAAAACTCCTAAATATAGAAACACCACCCCCTTATGTTTTTATTTCGCACCCCCCGGGGGGTATATATTTTTCGTATACTTATTAGGTTCTTATTCACGTGAGGACACGGGGGGCATTAGTGTTTCGCTTCGCATGCTTGGTGCTATTGCCCTCCACCTAAAAACATGTATACTTCGTTTCATACAAACCTCCACTAAGGCTGTATGCAAATACCGGTCGAACCAAACATCGACACACCAATTCCTGCAGAGGCTTACCCCCAAAGCGGTGGTAGCTACGAAGAGCGATTAAAGATCGCTGGTAATACTGCGCTCCTACTAAGTGAACTTGGTATGGACGATGACATTTCCAAAGAGGAATCTGTAGCCGCTGCCCAGATGATCGCTAAGCTAAAGCCAGCTGAGAGCAAAAACCAGCCACTAGCTAAAGAAGAATCTAAAGCACTGCAACGTAGTGGAGTTGCCCTCAAGATCGGCGGCTATTTAAGTGAGTACGAGAAGCAAGTTGTTGCGGATAAGGTCCAGGTACGCACAGTAGTAGTGAATAGATTGATGGAAATCAGCCAGGATGAGGACAACAAGGTGGCTTTGAAGGCCCTAGAGTTACTTGGTAAAGCGTCGGACCTGTTTACTGAGCGCTCTGAGATCACTATTACCCACAAAACTAGCGATGAACTTAAGGCTGCGATCAAAGAACGTATCCAATTACTGATGCAAAACCCGATGAAACCTGTAGAAAGTGCATCGGAGAGGCGTTTAAAGCTATTAGATAACGTAGTGGACGTCGAACCTACCTCAAAAGATGAGTAAATTAGACAAACTTAGTCAAGAGGAACTGCAGTATCTCCTTGATAACCTTGATAATTTGCCTCCGGCGCAACTTCGTGCCCTAGATGTAGAGACTTCAGAAGTAGCAGAAGGCGTAAAACGCGAGAATTGCCAGATTAACTTCATGGATTTCGTGCATACAGTATGGCCTCACTTCATTGACGGCGAACACCACCAGGAAATGGCACGTGCATTTGAGAGGGTAGCTAATGGAGAATGTAAACGACTTATTATTAATATGCCTCCTCGTCATACTAAGTCTGAATTTGCATCGTATTTACTGCCAGCGTGGTTTTTGGGTAAATTTCCTAAGAAAAAGATTATTGAAACCGCTCATACTGCGGAGCTTGCGGTTGGCTTCGGACGTAAAGTCCGTAACCTTGTGGATTCCGACGTTTATAAGTCTATCTTCCCGGGAGTTGGACTACAGGCTGACTCTAAAGCTGCTGGGCGGTGGGCAACAAACCAGGGGGGAGACTATTTTGCTATCGGTGTGGGAGGTGCGGTCACGGGTAAAGGCGCGGACATCCTCATTATTGACGATCCTCACTCGGAACAAGAAGCAACCATAGCTGAAAACAACCCCGAGGTGTACGACAAGACGTACGAGTGGTATACGTCAGGTCCACGGCAGCGTCTCCAGCCAGGCGGGGCGATCATAATAGTTATGACACGGTGGAGTAAGCGAGATTTGACGGGTCAAGTAGTCAAGTCAGCCATACAGCGCAGCGGTGAGGAGTGGGAGGTTATCGAGTTTCCTGCCATATTGCCTGATGGTGGTCCGTTATGGCCTGAGTTCTGGTCACTTAAGGAGTTAGAGGCGCTCCGGCAGGAATTACCCAACGGTAAGTGGATGGCTCAGTACATGCAGAGCCCCACATCAGACGTTTCGGCTATTGTGAAGCGGGAATGGTGGAAGATTTGGGAGCATGAAGACCCTCCGATGTGCGAATTTACGATTCAGAGCTGGGATACGGCGTTTTTAAAGACGCAGCGGTCTGACTATTCAGCATGTACGACCTGGGGTGTGTTCTACCAAGACAACGAGCGGGGCACTATGGTGCCAAACATCATATTGCTCAATTCGTTCAAGCTACGGATGGAGTTTCCTGAGTTAAAAGCACGGGCGTTTCAAGAATATAAAGAATGGGAGCCGGATGCACTAATCGTTGAGGCTAAAGCCTCGGGTGCTCCGCTAGTATTTGAGCTTAGAGCGATGGGTATCCCAGTTCAAGAGTATGTGCCTAGTAAAGGCAACGATAAAATTGCCCGTTTGAACGCAGTTGCTGATATATTTGCATCTGGGAGAGTATGGGTCCCGAATACGCATTGGGCAGATGAGTTAGTAGAAGAAGTAGCTAGCTTTCCTAGTGGCGAAAAGGACGACTTGGTCGACTCGATGACCCAAGCATTGTTACGCTTCAGAAGGGGCGGCTTTATTAGCTTAGATAGTGATGAGCCGGATGAACCGAAGTATTTTAAATCGTACCGGAGTGCCGGTTACTACAACGTGTAGGTAAATTATGGCTATTGAAAAAGGTTTATACGCAGCTCCTCTCGGAATTGCCGATATTAATAACGACGAAGTTCCAGAAATGGAGATCACGATTGAGGATCCCGAGTCTGTTGAGCTTGATATTGATGGCAACCCCATCATTCGGATTGAGAAGGAAGAGCCCAGCGACAAGGACTTTGATGCAAACTTAGCCGAGTACATGTCTGAAGCGGAATTAGCTGAGCTATCAGGTGATTTGATTGGCGAGTTCGAGGAGGACATTAGCTCCCGTAAAGATTGGATACAGACCTACGTTGATGGCTTGCAGCTCTTGGGTATGAAGATCGAAGAGCGCATGGAGCCTTGGCCCGGTGCTTGTGGTGTGTACCATCCGCTCCTGTCAGAGACCCTGGTTAAGTTCCAAGCTGAGACTATCATGGCTATTTTCCCAGCCGCAGGTCCAGTCAAGACACAGATCATCGGTAAAGAAACACCTGAGAAAAAAGCGGCGGCGGAGCGGGTTCAGGATGACATGAACTATCAGCTGACTGACGTGATGCAAGAGTACAGACCAGAAACAGAGCGCATGCTCTGGGGCTTGGGCCTCTCGGGCAATGCGTTTAAGAAAGTGTATTTTGACCCTAACTTAGATCGCCAAGTTTCTATGTTTGTGCCAGCAGAAGACTTAGTTGTCCCCTACGGCGCAGCTTCACTAGCACAAGCACCACGCATTACTCATGTGATGCGCAAGACCAAGAACGAGCTACGCAAGTTACAAGTGGCTGGTTTTTATAAAGACATTGACCTGCCTGAACCTACCGATTCGTTTGATGAAGTAGAGAAGAAGATTGCAGAGAAGATGGGTTTCCGTGCATCGACCGACGACAGATACAAGTTGCTTGAGATGCAGGTTGACCTCGACCTAGAAGCATACCCAGACGTGGACAAAGATGATGAGCCTACTGGGATTGCGTTGCCATACATCGTGACTATTGAGAAGTCCTCCGGCGAGATTCTAGCTATCCGTCGCAACTGGAGACCAGAAGATGAGAATAAACAAAAGCGTAATCACTTTGTTCACTACGGTTACATTCCTGGTTTTGGTTTCTATTGTTTCGGTCTCATTCATCTTATCGGTGCATTTGCTAAGTCGGGAACTTCCATACTTAGGCAGCTCGTGGATGCTGGATCACTTGCAAATCTGCCCGGTGGATTCAAAACTCGCGGACTACGTACTAAGGGCGACGATACCCCGATTAGCCCCGGTGAATTCCGAGATGTAGACGTGCCAAGTGGCACCATGCGTGACAACATCATGCCGTTGCCATATAAAGAGCCTAGCTTAGTTCTGGCTGGCCTTTTAGATAAGATCATTGAAGAAGGTCGCCGCTTTGCATCTGCAGCTGATTTAAACGTCAGTGATATGTCAGGGCAAGCACCAGTAGGTACAACTCTAGCTATTCTTGAGCGTACGCTCAAAGTGATGTCTGCTGTTCAGGCACGCATCCACTACTCCCTCAAGGAAGAACTTAAGTTACTGCGCGACATCATTCGTGATTACACACCAGACGAGTATGAATATGAGCCGAACGAAGGTCCTGCGCGTGCGAAGAAGAGTGACTACGACGACTGTGATGTCATTCCGGTCAGCGACCCTAATGCGTCAACGATGGCGCAGAAGATTGTTCAGTACCAAGCAGTACTCCAACTGGCACAAGGCGCACCGCAACTATATAACTTGCCTCTCCTGCATCGCCAGATGCTCGATGTACTGGGGATTAAGAATGCAAACAAATTGGTCAAGCTACCGGAAGACCAAGTACCGGAAGATCCAGTTAGCGAGAATGCGAACATCCTAATGATGAAGCCGGTCAAGGCGTTCTTATATCAGGACCATCAAGCGCATATCCAAGTGCATATGGCAGCAATGAAGGACCCAAAGATCATGCAGCTAGTTGGGCAAAATCCACAGGCGCAGGTTATGCAGGCATCTATGATGGCGCACATTAATGAGCACATCGCTTACGAGTACCGCAAGCAGATGGAAATGCAGATGGGCATTGAGTTACCGTTCCATCCAGATGAGGCAGACCCAACAGAGCGTCAGATGCCAGAGATGCTCGAAGTTGCCATTTCACAAAAGGCCGCTATGGCAGCGCAACAGTTGTTGCAACGTAATACCCAAGAGCAACAAGCTCAACAGGCACAACAAGCCGCGCAAGATCCGATCATTCAGATGCAGCAACAAGAATTGCAGATCAAGCAGGCAGAAGTTGATATTAAGAACCGCAAACTCATTGCCGACGCAACGGCTAAAGCGGATCAACTTGCTATCGAGCGGGAGCGCATCATGTCTCAAGAGAAGATTGCTGGTATGAACGCTCAGATTAAAGTTCTTTCGGAAGACAAGACCCGCCAGGCTAAAGCAGAAGAAATAGGTGCTAAGTTGGGGATTGACATGGCTAAATCCAAGGCACAAATGATGCAACAAAATCGCCAACAAACCCCTAAAAAAGGTGAAAACAAATGATAGACAAAACCCTAGAACTATTAGATCAAAAACTAAAGGTTCAACTTAAGGGGCTTGAAGAAAGTCTGGGAACCGGCGCAGCCAAAGACTATGCCGATTACCAGTTTATGTGTGGGAAGATTCGAGGTCTTCTTACTGCGCAGATGGAACTAAATGACCTCGCAAAAAAACTGGAGCATTCAGATGAGTGAAATACTAATTGGATCAAACCCAAATAGTCCACAAGTAGTAGGTAGTTATCAGTACAACGCAACAGACGAAGATAAAGCTAAACAACTCCCAATCCCATCAGGCTATCGCATCCTCTGCGCTATCCCTGAAGTTGAAGAAGAGTATGAAAGCGGCATCATCAAAGCAGACTCAACCATTAACTATGAAGAGAAGCTAGCTACTGTTCTATTTGTAGTAACACTTGGCCCAGACTGCTACAACGACAAAACCCGTTTTCCGAACGGACCTTGGTGCAAGCAAGGTGATTTCGTAATTGTCAGACCAAACGCTGGCACACGTCTTTTAATTCATGGACGTGAATTCCGAATGATTAACGATGACTCAGTGGAAGCCGTAGTTCAGGACCCACGCGGCATCAAACGCGCTTAAGGAGCATTAAATGGATAAAGAACAATATAAGTTCCCCGATGAAATGGAGCCAGAAGCTAAGGGTAAACCCTTAGATGACGACACTATTAGTATCGAAATCGAGGACGATACACCCCCAGAAGACCGCAACAAAGAGCCAATGCCTGCAGAAAAGGTACGTGCGCTTGAGGATGCTACTGACGAAGAAGAAGCAGAAATGGCCCCTAGGGACCAAAAAGAGCGTCTTCAGCAGTACAAAAAGGTCTGGAATGATGAGCGTAGGGCTAAAGAAGCTGCTTTGCGTGAACAACAAGAGGCCATTGAACTAGCTCGTAGGGTGCTTGATGAGAACAAAAGGCTCAAAGCACAGTACTCTGCCGGCGAGAAAACCTACATTGAAACTGTGCAAAACCAAACAGAAACACAGGTGGCAATGGCTAAACGTGAGTACAGAGAAGCGCTTGAGTCTGGTGATGCCGACAGAATTGTAGAAGCGCAATCTAATCTTAACGAAGCTAGCTACAAAGCACAGCAAGCAAAACAATTTAGACCTACCGCTTTACAAGAAGATGAAAATGAAGTACAAATACAGCAAGTAGAGCAACAACGTCCCAGAGTTGACGCCAAAACGCAATCCTGGTTGGATGAAAATCCTTGGTATGGCACCAAAAAAGCCATGTCCAATTTCGCTGTTGGCATACATGAAGAATTAGTGGATGAGTACGGCAAGGATATTGTTGGTACTGACCAGTATTACAAGCGCATCGATCAAACCATGCGCAAAAAGTTTCCAGAATACTTTGAGTTGGATGGGGACAGCAGTACGGTAGAGACTAAAGAGAATCAAACCTCTCAGCGGACTAAGCCTAGCACGGTAGTAGCTCCGGCAACACGCAGCACGTCCTCCAAACAGGTACGGCTGAAAGCGTCGCAGATGGCCTTGATTAAGAAACTGGGCCTAAGCCCTGAGCAGTATTCCCGTGAAGTATTAAAATTGGAGGTTTAAAAAATGGCTGCAAATAGACTCACTCGTGAATTAGAAACCCGCGCAACTTATGAGCGTCCTACCGCTTGGGCTCAACCAGAGCTCTTGCCAGAACCTGATAAGCAAGCAGGCTTTGACTATCGTTGGATCCGTGTAGCCACTCTTAATCAGGCCGATCCTCGCAATCTATCCGCAAAACTGCGTGAGGGTTGGGAGCCAGTGCGTATTGAAGAGCAACCCCAGTTTCAGCTGTTAGTAGATCCCAATAGTCGATATAAAGACAACATTGAGATCGGTGGGCTGTTGCTTTGCAAAACACCTTCTGAGTTCGTTGAACAGCGTAATAAACATTACTCTGACCAAGCCGATGCCCAAATGGTGGCTGTAGACAACACCCTTATGCGCCAAAGTGACCCACGTATGCCTCTCTTTAATGAGGGAAAGACGACAAGTACCTTTGGTAAAGGTTAAATTTAATTATTAGGAGATTTAAATGGCTTATCCAACCGTTGACGCTCCCTACGGCTTACAGGCTTTAAACCGTGTAGATGGCTTGCCATATGCTGGTGCAACTCGCTTAGTCCCGATTGCTTCCACATATAACACGCCTATTTATGATGGTGATATTGTCCGTATCGCTGCAGGTGGCACTATTCAAAAATCGACCGTAACTGTAAGTGCTACTGGCGCAGCTGCAAATAACACCGTTGGTGTGTTTGTTGGTGTTCAGTATGTAAATGCACAAGGTCAAACCGTTCAGGCTCAATATTACCCAGGCAACGTCGCTGCTACTAGCGCTGTCGCTTACGTAATTGATGATCCTTTGGCAGCCTTTAAGGTAGCAGTAACTTTGGCAAACAGCGCAATGTCGTCTGTAAACCAGAGCATTGTTGGTACCAACATGGCAATCGTTCAGGGCACAGGCTCTAACACAACTGGTAACTCTGGTCTTTCCGTTGTTGCAACTAGCGGCGAAGGTAATGCAGCAGCCCTCCCAGTACGTGTTATTGCAGTTATTCCTGATACAGCCTCTAACGCAACGGCCTTTACTGAAGTATTAGTGAAGTTCAACAACCACCAATACAACGTAGCTGCTGCGTTGGATTACACCGCATAAGGAGCTATAAATGGCTATTTCACGCGCACAACTACTGAAAGAGTTGCTCCCTGGATTGAACGCATTGTTCGGTCTTGAGTATGCAACGTACGGCGAGCAACACAAAGAGATCTACGAAACCGAGACCTCCGAGCGTTCGTTCGAAGAAGAAACCAAGCTGTCAGGCTTTAGTGCTGCCCAAGTTAAAAACGAAGGTGCACCAATCGCTTATGACAATGCACAAGAGGCATTTACTGCTCGTTATACCCACGTAACTATCGCTCAGGGTTTCTCTCTGACCGAAGAAGCAATTGAAGATAACTTGTATGACTCATTGTCAGCTCGTTATACCAAGGCTTTGGCACGTTCCATGGCGTATACCAAGCAAGTTCGTGCAGCTTCTGTGTTGAACAACGGTTTCAACCCAGCATTCCCAGGCGGTGACGGTGTTTCTTTGTTTGCAACTAACCACCCACTCGTATCTGGCGGCACTAACAGCAACCGTCCTACAACTGGCGCTGACTTAAACGAGACTTCCTTGGAAGCCGCCGTTATTCAGATCGCTGCTTGGACAGACGAGCGTAGTTTGCTCATCGCTGCTAAGCCACGTAAGTTAATTGTTCCACCTGCACTCCAGTTCGTTGCAACCCGTTTGCTCGAAACCGAATTGCGTGTTGGTACAACTGACAACGACATCAATGCACTGAAGAACAACGGTTCTATCCCAGAAGGTTATACAGTTAATAACTACCTGACCGATACAAACGCATGGTTCCTCACAACTGATGTGCCAAACGGCATGAAGCACTTTGTCCGTACACCATTGTCCAATTCCATGGACGGTGACTTTGATACAGGCAACGTACGCTACAAGTCACGTGAGCGTTATTCGTTTGGATTCTCGGATCCACTCGGTATGTTCGCTTCACCAGGCGCCTAATCAGCACCTAAGTCGTACTAGACCCCGCCCTAAAAAGCGGGGTTTTTCTTTTAAAAAGGCTTGCACAAAGCTGAAATAGTAGTAAGATTGTAGAAACTGGAGAACCAGTCTATTAAACCGATCCAGCGGACGCATACACGATTAATAGACTTACTTTGTATGGAGAATTATTATGGGTTTCGCTACTCACTTAGGCCCTTGGCTACTCGGCACAACCAAAAACACTACTGGTACTACTGCTAGTACCGTTCGTAACACAGGCTGCACGGTCGTTTCCCAGTCTGCCCCTGTTGTTTTCGGCACTTTGACAGGCAACTTAATTGCCGTCCCAGCTGGCTCACAGATCGTTGACGTTAAAGTTGTTACTACAACTGTATTTAGTGCTGCTACTACTTGCGTACTAAACATCGGCGGTACGGCTTTCACTACCACAGGTACGATTACTACTGTTGGCTCTGTAGCTTTAGGTGCAAACGCAACTACTCCTGGTGGCTGGTTAAACGTTGGCGCTAACGATGTGTTTATTGCTTACACATTGGCTGGTACTGGCTTGTCTACTGGTGCAGCGACAATCATCGTTACTTATGCAGTTCGTAATTCTGATGGCGGTCAGTTCCAAACAGCTTCTAATAATTAATCCAGCGGACTAGGGTTTTCCCTAGTCTACTCAACATCTTAGGAGATTAATTATGAGTATGCAAACTGACGTACTATCGGCGCACATCAATGTATCTGGACAGATGCTTGTTGGGCGTAACCGACTTAAAGGTTTAGCTATTACTGGCGGCGGAAGCGCTGGAAACATGTACTTATGGGATGCAACATCTGCACCAGTAGCCGCTACTTACGGTAGAAGTTCTACTGGCCTTATTACCGTGACGCTTAATGCACATGGTTTAGCTACTGGCGATCAAGTAGGTTTAATTTTTGCTGCTGGTACTGGCGGTCAAGGAACCACAGGTAACTACACAGTTACTAGAACTGGGGCAAACACCTATACGGTACAAGACATCAATGTAGGTTCAGTTACGGCTGGTGCCGCTGCTTTACAGGGCACTAAATGGATTACTTCGGTTGATATTGCAGCAAATGAAGTAGTAACCATGCCACTTCCTGGACAGGGTATATTGTGCGACAACGGAATTTACGCAACTGTAACTAACCTGACTGGTTTAACCATATTCTATGGCTAAGAAAAAGGGGGTCTCTCTTGCGGTTGGTCGTGGTGAAAAGCTGCCTGTATCTAAGGGTGCTGGGCTTACCGCCAAAGGTCGTGCTAAATATAATGCAGCGACTGGCTCGAATCTAAAGGCTCCACAGCCTGAAGGTGGTGCCCGCAAGAAGTCATTCTGTGCCCGTATGTCTGGCATGCCTGGTCCGATGAAAGATGAGAAAGGTCGCCCTACTCGTAAAGCGGCTAGCTTAAAAAGGTGGAAATGCTAATGAAAGATCATCTAAGCGAAGGCTCCAAACATATACTGGACGGGCTCTCATTAATCACAGTGTTAGGAGCTCTTGTGGATGTATTACCTGCCGTAGCCGCCCTGTTTACTATTATCTGGACCGGCATCCGTATTTACGAAACTGGAACTGTACAAGGTTGGATTGAGCGTGCCAAGCGTAAGTAAGAAACAACACAATTTCATGGCTGCCGTAGCCAAAAACCCATCCTTTGCTAAAAAGGTTGGAATTAAGCCCTCCGTTGGGGAGGAATTTATTAAGGCCGATAAAGGTCGTAAATTTAAAGAAGGTGGAGCTATGAAACATTCAGACATTAAGATGGACAAAAAAGTAGTTAAAAAAGCCGTTGGTATGCACGAGAAACAACTGCATGGCGGCAAGAAATCTGACATGAGCAAATTAAGCTCAGGTGGCACGGCTGTTAAAAAAATGGCTCGTGGCGGCGGTTGCGAAGTTAAAGGTAAAACCAAAGGCAAAATGATTGCCATGAGAAAAGGTGGGAGCTGCTAAATGAAAAAAAGATATGATGAAGGTGGCGAAATAGAGTTTGAGTCCAAGATGGGACCCAACGAAAACATTGGTGACGACGTACGCGCCCGCGCTATGGCTGCAATGGCTGCTCGTGAATCAGGTGCTGAAATGCCTGAAGCCGAAGAGAAGCCAAAAGCAAAACCAAAGGCAAAACCAAAGGCAGAACCTAAAAAGAAAACTTCCTCATTTGAGGGTAGAACTTCTCCGTTTGCAGGTAAAACCTCTTCGTTTAAGAAAATGGCTAGCGGCGGTTCAGTATCTTCAGCTTCCAAACGTGCTGATGGTTGCGCTATTAAGGGTAAAACCCGCGGAAAAATGGTGTAATTGTGGTTAAGCCTGTTAACCCCTCTAACCCAACTGGCGGAGACGGTAATGAGAAGTACGACCCGAAACCAAAGAGGGGTCCGGGCGAGTTCGATAAAGCTCTTGAAAAAGAGAAAGCTGAGCGTGCTCGTGCGGAACTAAATAAAATAGCTGAAGAAACACGGACAAAGAAAGATGCTGAACGTCCACGTACTTACACCGAACGTTTGCAGGATATGGGCAGATTACCTAAGCCAACTGGCGGCGGTGGAGCTGGTGGAGATTTCAGTGGCATGAAAGGTCTAGATAAACCGTTTAAAGCCGGTGGTAAGGTATCTAGTGCATCTAAACGAGCAGATGGCTGCGCAATTAGAGGGAAGACACGAGCATGAGACCAAGCAGAGGTATGGGCGCTGTAATGCCGTCTAAGATGGGTAAAGGCGTTAAGAAGAAACGTCGTGACAATACAGACTTCACTCAGTATGCTGAGGGTGGTAAGGTTAACGAAGCCGGCAACTATACCAAGCCAGAACTTCGTAAGCGCATCGTATCTCAAGTTAAATCTGCTGCGACGCATGGCACAGGTGCTGGTCAATGGTCAGCTCGTAAAGCCCAGCTAGTAGCTAAGAAATATAAGGCCGCCGGTGGCGGATATAAATAATGTTTAAATGGCTCTGGAGGTTATTCGGTGGCACTAGCGAAATCACAACGCAGCCTCAAAGCGTGGGGCAAGCAGGACTGGACAACCAAGTCGGGAAAAAAGTCGTCCGAAACCGGCGAGCGGTACCTGCCAAAAAAAGCAATTCAGTCGCTAAGCCCGCAGGAGTACGCAGCAACAACACGAGCAAAACGAGCGGGAAAAGCGCAGGGAAAGCAGTTCGTGCCCCAGCCAGCAAAAGTAAAAGCAAAAGTAAAGCCGTTTCGAAAGGTTAAGTAATGGCAAATACATCGGGTACCGAGTCGTTTAATTTAGAGCTAACAGACCTCGTAGAAGAGGCTTTTGAGCGTTGTGGGCTCGAGATGCGCTCTGGATATGACTTGCGTACTGCACGTCGTAGCTTGAATCTATTGACGATTGAGTGGGCTAACCGTGGTATTAACCTGTGGACGGTTGAGCAGGGGCAGATTCTAATGAACACTGGGCAGGCCATTTACCCCATTCCAGTTGATACGATTGACCTTTTGGATACCGTAGTTAGAACCAACAACGGGCAAGGTACTAACCAAATTGATATTAATATCAGCCGGATTAGCGAGTCTACGTATATTACGATTCCAAATAAAAATGCTGTAGGACGCCCAATTCAGGTGTGGATTAACCGCCAGTCGGGGCAGCTTCCTACTATCCCACAAGCTACTTTAAACGGGGCTATTAGCTCTACAGACACAACTATTACCTTAAACAACGTATATCAGCTGCCAACTCAAGGCTTTGTGAACATCGGGGCGGAGACAATAGGCTACCAAAATATCGTTGGTAATCAGATAATTAACGCTTGGCGGGCCCAGAACAATACAGTTGCTGCAGCGCATGCAAATGCAGCTCAGGTATTTGTAAACAACTTACCATCAATTAACGTATGGCCTACCCCTAACGACCCAGGCAATCAATACACCTTTGTGTACTATAGAATGCGCCGTATACAGGATGCTGGTGGTGGTGTGAACGTGGCTGATATTCCGTTTAGGCTTATCCCGTGCATGGTAGCGGGCCTGGCTCATATGATAAGTATGAAGACCCCAGCTGCTGACCCAAACAGGGTGCAGATGCTAAAAATGGACTACGAACAGCAGTGGCAATTAGCTGCCGACGAAGACCGGGAAAAGGCAGCGGACAGGTATGTACCACGGCAGCTGTTCTATTAAGGTAAAAAATGCCTAGTAAATACGCTTCTGGTAAAAATTCGATTGCCGAATGCGATCGGTGTGGGCAGCGCTACAAGTTAACAGAGCTAAAACAAGAGGTTATTAAGACCAAGTTGTACCAGATTAAAGTGTGCCCAACATGTTGGGATCCAGATCAACCACAATTATCATTAGGTTTATACCCAGTTAACGACCCACAAGCAGTGCGGGAACCGAGACCAGATGTAAGTTATCAAGTATCAGGTGTGGGACCAGACGGGTTTCCTGAAGGTGGTAGTCGGGTGTTTCAGTGGGGGTATAACCCAGTAGGCGGTTCACGGGAAAATGATGATGGTTTAACACCAAATAACTTGGTAATTAACGTAGAAGTAGGTACAGTAACGGTAACGACAACATAGGAGTTTAAAATGTATAAATCAGGCGCAGATGGCATTACCAAAAAAGGCAAAACTGAGGGCAAAAACCTTGGTGATTCAGGTCCTAAAGTAATGGGTTTACAGGGTGGCAAGAAAACTGCTGGTGTAAAGAACATAGATCTAAAAACAATGGGTCGTGGCCTTGCTAAGGTCAAGAACCAAAAAGCAGGAAGAGGTCGTTAATCATGGCTAAATACTCTAAAAAAGTAATGGGTAAAGAAGTTGGTGCAGCTGCTGTATATGCAGAGCCACATACCATGTCAGGTAAAAAAGTAACCACAGCAAAGTCTGCTGTTACTAAGTCTGGCAACGGCGTAGACAGCGTTAATATGTCTGTAGGTGGCTATACCAAGAAGAACGATCAACCTATCAACAAGCATGGTGAGATGAAGATTCGCGGTACTGGCGCAGCAACTAAGGGTGTAATGGCACGAGGGCCAATGGCTTAAGGGTAACTAATGAACTATGTTCAACTGTATCAAGCGATACAAGACTATGCGGAGTCTAGCGAACAGCTATTCGTAGATAACATATCTACGTTTGTTCGTCAGGCTGAGCAGCGCATTTACAACACGGTTCAGCTGCCACCATTGCGTAAGAACGTGACAGGCACATTGACGTCAGGTAATAAGTATCTCTCTGCGCCAAACGACTATCTGTCTACCTTTTCGCTGGCAGTAATTAAGGCCGATGGCAGTTACGAATACTTACTTAACAAAGATGTTAACTTTATCCGTCAGGCGTATCCGCAGCCGACTGATACGGGTGAGCCTAAGTATTATGCCTTGTTTGGACCGCAATATACGCTTACGAACGAACTTAGCTTCATTCTTGGGCCAACGCCAGATTCAAGCTACAACGTAGAGATGCACTATTTCTACTACCCAATATCGATTGTGCAAGGCGCTATAACCTCTGGCACGATTACCGCTGGGTCTGGTTATATCAACAACTTGTACAGTAACGTACCTATTACAGGCGGTTCGGGTAATGGCGCTACGGCTAACATTACGGTGTCTGGCAACGTAGTTACGAACGTTCGCTTTAACAACTTAGGTAACTTCTACGTGGTTGGTGACATTGTTTCTGCCGCTACTAGTAGCCTTGGTGGCACAGGATCTGGATTCCAGTTTACGATTACTGCGGTGGATAACACCCTTGGCACAAGCTGGGTTGGTGATAACTACGATCCGTGCTTACTTTATGGCTCATTGCGTGAGGCTGTTCTGTTTCAAAAAGGTGAACAGGATATGGTTGCTTACTACGAAAAACAGTTTCAAGAGGCCATGGCTCAATTGAATCGTCTTGGTACAGGTCTTGAGCGCGGTGATGCATACCGTGATGGGCAAGCTAAAATTAAGGTTAACCCATGATCCAGCAAGGCGCTACAACGGTATTCAAACTCAATCTCTTAAACGGGGTTGAGAGCTTTACTACGGATACATACAAGATTGCCCTGTACACGGCTCTAGCTGATTTAGGTCCTACGACTACTGTGTATACAACGACTAATGAGATTACGGGTACGGGGTATGTAGCTGGTGGCAAGACCCTTGTAAACGTTGTTCCTGCTGCTAATAATGAGGTAGCATTTATCTCGTTTTTAAATGTAACTTGGGACCCAGCGAGCTTTACTGCTAGGGGTGCATTAATTTACAATAGTGCAACTAGTGCTGCTGTAGCGGTTTTAGATTTTGGATCGGATAAAACGGCGTCTAATACGTTTACCGTGACTTTCCCAACGGCGACATCATCTGACGCCATTATTCGGTTAAATTAAGGAGTATTTATGAGTTCTGAAATTACAAAACTAGGCGATAACTTCGGAGCTAGTGCTTCCTATGGTGGCGGCTCAGTCGAAACTGTTGGTCTTGAAGGTGTATACGTGGCAGAGTGCTTTGATTCTGAGGGAAACCTTAAGTGGAGCGACACAATCCCTAACCTTACAACCAACGTAGGTCGTAAGAACATAATGGATTCTTACTTTGCTAATACAGGCGGCGGCGCAATTGTTATGGGCTTAGGAGGCGCAAATGGCTCTGGTACGTTTACTCCTGCTTATGCTGATACTCAAGCTAGTCATGCTGGCTGGTTTGAAGTTGGCGGTGCTAACGCCCCAACCTACTCTGGAACCCGTAAAACTCCAAGTTTCTCAGCAGCAACAACGGCGAATCCATCCGTCCTGTCAACGAGTGCCGCTGTCGTGTTTAGCATGACCAGCTCTGGAACTGTATATGGCGCGTTCATTAACGTAGGTGGATCTACAGCGATTGATAACACCACAGGCACTTTGTTTAGTATCGGTGCATTTACGGCTGGTTCTAAAACGGTTACTTCTGGCGATACCATCAACGTCACCTACACGCTGTCGGCTGCTGGCTAAGGAGCTTTAAATGGCTCTTCAGTTAAAAGATAGGGTACTAGAAACTGCCTCGGCTCCTGGCACAGGCACAGTTACCCTTCTTGGCGCTTCGTTAGGATACCAATCCTTCAATACCGCTTTAACTAGCGGTAATACCACTTATTACACGATTGCGGATCTAGGCGGCGCTAACTGGGAAGTTGGAGTTGGTACGTTTACTGCGCCAGACCAATTAACCCGTGACACAATTTTAGAGTCTAGCGCTGGTGGTGTTGCGGTTAACTTTAGCTCTGGAATACAGAATGTATTTGTTACGTACCCTGCTGAAAAGTCAGTTAATTTAGACGCTTCGGGTAATGTGTCACCATTAGGAACAATTGCTTCTGGTACGTGGAACGCAACTGCTATTGGCGCAGCTTATGGCGGTACTGGGCAGACTTCCTTAACTTCAAACAACGTAATTTTAGGTAACGGCACGTCTGGCGTTCAGTTTGTTGCTCCTGGCACAACGGCAAACGTACTAACTTCAAATGGTACAACATGGACTTCTGCTGCTCTTCCAGCTATTGCGTCACCCGATGATGCGTACTTCTTATCTTTTATGATGGGCTAATATGGCAACTTATTCAAACACCTCGTACGTAGCCAAGAACATTGGCACATCAGCGACAACCATTATTCCTGCTTTAGCTGCTGGGACTGTAGCTGTTTCTAGCTGCATCGTGTCTAACACTTCTGTTTCGCCAATAACAACTTCTGTCTACCTTACACGATCTTCCGTTAACCACTATTTGGTGTATCAGGCTACTGTGCCTGTTGGTGGCTCGCTTGAAGTAATCCAGGGGAATAGATTAGTGATGATTACTGGCGATTCTCTTTCTATTCAGAACGGCTCTGCTTCTTCTGGTGATGCCGTGGTATCTGCTTTAACGGCGGTATAACATGGCCTACATCGGGAACACAGTTCAAAACCAAGGCTTTACCCCAGCCATTGATTACTTCAATGGTAACGGCGTTACTGTAACGTTTACTTTATCCCGCCCTGTTGCTTCTGTAGCGCAGTTAATTGTTGCTATTGATAACGTTATTCAGAACCCAAATACAGCGTTTTCAGTATCAGGCAACTCGATTACCTTTACCTCAGCCCCGCTTTCTGGCACAAACAACATCTGGGTTGAGTACACAAGTCTTATCACGACCTACGCTGCCATCTCCCAAGACCCATCTGTTATTGGTGACATCTCTGCTACTGGCGGTTACTTAGCCGAGGGCGACTTTGGTAACACTTTTATTGACGGCACAATCGTTGACTATGTAACAGGCACTGCTCGTATTACTACAGGCCCATCCGATGCAATAGCATTTTATAACGGCGGCACAAATGCTCGTAATCCGTTAATGACTTTGGCCTCTACTGGGAACGTAGGTATTGGTACTACTAGCCCTAGTTCAAAATTACAAGTAAACACAGGAACGGGTGGAAATGTTGTAATTGGTAATTCTTCTAATGCAGCTAATCCAAGATTTATTTTTGAACCTATTGTTGGAAACGCCCAAAAAATAACTGTTTTTGGAGATGTTACAGATGTAGAACGGCAAATAGCTTTTTGCACAGGTGCGTCTGGCACAGAGCGTATGCGTATTGACTCTGGTGGTAATTTGTTGGTTGGTACCACTACACAATACTTCAGCTCACAACTAACAGTTCAAGGTGGGTTTTCTGCTGCAGGTATTTATACAAAAGCTGGAACAGGCGGTTCAGGAGCAGCAGCTAATCTATTTAATATTAATTGGACAGGAACTCCGCAACTTTGGATTGATACTACAAATATTGGTACTTTTTCTTTTACGTCAGACTATCGCATTAAGCGCAACATTGAAACCCAAACAGCCCCCGCGTTAGAACGAGTAATGGCTTTGCGCCCAGTTACTTACCAAATGGCTGATTACGGTGACTTGTTTAAATCTGGCGAAGAAATTAAAGAAGGTTTTATTGCCCACGAATTGCAAGAAGTTATACCAAGTGGAGTAGATGGCGCTAAAGACGACCCAGTACAAATTCAATCTTTGCGTATGGATGCTATTCTTGCCGTTGCCGTAAAAGCAATTCAAGAACTCAAAGCAACCGTAGACGCACAAGCAGCACGAATCGCAGCGCTAGAAGGAGCAACAAAATGACGCAAGCAGTCCAACTAGCACAATACGGTTCAAACAATGTAGGGCTTTCGTTCAAGAACAGAATCATCAATGGAAACATGGTTATTAGCCAGAGGAACGGCGGGACTACCTTTACTACCCCTGCCACTTTTGCAAATGTCTACACGCTTGATAGATGGGCATACTTTGCTTCTGTTGGTACTAGATATACTGTTCAACAAAATGCAGGTGCAGTTACGCCCCCTACTGGGTTTAGCAACTATATTGGAATAACATCAACTGCAGCAACAACTTTTGGGGCTACCGATTTGTTTTTGTTGCGTCAGTTTATTGAAGGATTTAATGTTACGGATTTAGCGTGGGGAACTGCAAGCGCAGTACCAGTAACTCTGTCATTTTGGGTACGTAGTTCCTTGACAGGTTCTTTTACAGGCGCTATTTCCGCTGGAGCAACATCAAATTCCTACCCATTTACATATACAGTAAATTCTGCAAACACATGGCAGTACATTACCGTGCCAATACCAGAAACAACTGTTTATGCATTAGGAACAGGTAACACCGTTGGTTTGCAGGTTAACTTTACCCTTGGTGCGGGTAGTTCAAATCTCTCAGCTACATCTGCATGGGCCGCTGGCCCTTTTGGCATAACGGGTTCTGTTTTTCCTCTATCAACAAACGGCGCAACACTTTACATTACTGGAGTCCAGCTTGAGAAGGGCACTGTAGCCACAAGTTTTGATTATTTGCCGTACAGTACCCAACTGATGCTTTGCCAACGGTATTATGAACAATCTAGTTCGTTTTTGGCGATAAATTCAAATAACTATTCATCTTATAACTTTATTGTTCCAAAAAGAGCTAGCGCGGCTGTGACAATTAGTGCAGGAACTCAGGGAAGTGTCACTGCAGATTCTTTAGGTTTTCAATGTACTGGTACATCTACTGTCAGTTTTAACTACAAAGCAAGTGCGGAGCTGTAAATGAATACTTATAAACAGCTAATAAACAATATGACTGGTGCGCCTGCCAAGGCCGTTCTTCGCTCAGATGGCTGGGTAATACCTTTTGACCCTGATAACGCCGACTACCAAGCCTACCTTGCATGGTTAGTCGAGGGCAACGAACCACAACCAGCGGACGAATAATATGCCATTGACCACAGTACAACTCGGCATGCAAGGAACCCCACAGTTCTACGGGTTCAAGAATAGAGTAATTAATGGAGCCATGCTTATTAGCCAATCGGCTGCTGGTGTTTCAGCAAACTTAACTGGTGGCGGCGTTTATTCTGTAGATCGTTTTTTTGGTCAAACTTTTGGATCTATTACTGTTGTTTCACAGCAATTAACTGATACACCTCCAACTGGGTTTACAAACTACCTTCGATTTTTTACATCTGTAGCAAATACAGACAACACCCATGTAGTTAATTTAACTCAGCGAATTGAAGGGTTTAACGTATCAGATATATTCTCTGCTAACGGGACTACTAGCACATTATCTTTTTGGGTATATACAAGCGTACCTGGAACATACTGCGTAACGGCTAGTACTGGATTCAGAGGCGGCGCTTCATATGCCGTTGCGTTTATTCCGCTATCTTTTACTGTTACAGCAGCAAATACATGGCAAAGAGTATCAATGACTATACCCGCTTACCCTGGCGGCGGCGCAGCTTGGAACTCAACAAACGGAATAGGTATAGAGCTTACTTTTAACGTTGCTGTAGGATCTGCTGTTGTCGGTGTAAGGTCTGATCCAATTGGAACATGGGTAAATTTACCTTCTTCTACAGGTTACTTTAACGGCTCAACCCTTGCAAATAACACAACATGGGGAAAAGCGGTTGGTAATGTTTTCTTTATTACTGGAGTCCAGCTTGAAGTTGGCGTAACGGCTACGAGTTTCGATTACAGACCTTACGGGACTGAATTGGCTTTGTGTCAGCGGTATGCTTTTACAACAAGCGGTGAATACGCAGGTCAATCATTCGCAACAACACAAGCTGGAATTCCAATTCCATTTCCTGTAGTTATGCGTGCAGTGCCTACAGGCTCTCTTATTACAAATGGTAATCTTGTGGCTGCTGCAGGCGCTTCGCTTGCAGTCACTGGAACTGCTGCCTTTGTAGGTAATTTAACTACTGCTCGATTCAACTTTACCGTAGCTTCTGGATTGGTTATTGGTGATGCAACCTTTATTCTTGGCAGTAGTATTTTATGTTCAGCGGAGTTATAACTATGTACCGACTAATCAACGACCTAATAGCAGGAGATTTATCTTGCATCAAGCGCACAACAGACAACGCTTTTATCCCATTCGACCCTGATAACACAGACTACGCTAATTTCAAAAAGCAAGTACTAGACGGCGCTGAACTTCAAGATGCAGACGGAAAGCCAATGCAGGACGCCGTTCAATTTGTAAAGGAATTGCCGTAATGCCAATCAGCCAAATTAACTCAAACTCAATGGGAACGGCTTCGGTTTTACAGCCAGCAGTAGGAACTCCAGTGGCTGGTACTGGCCCAGCGTTTAGTGCTTATAAGAGCGCAGCCCAAACATTATCACCAACTACTTGGACAAAAATTCAATTTCAAACTGAAGAATTTGATACTGCTGCTGCCTTTGATTCAACTACTAACTATAGGTTTCAACCACAAGTGGCTGGCTACTATCAAGTAAGTGGTGGTTTTGCGATAATTACCGCTTCTACAACTAACTATGCGGCTATTTATAAAAATGGAGCA